AGTACCTCCAGCACCGTAAGAATTCATAGAAGCTAACATGTCATCCATCGCTAACGAAGTAGCTCTGTTTACAAACATCATGTTTTCTTCAATAGCACCTTGAGAATCAAATTCTGCTAAGATAGCATCAAATTCAGCTAAATCAGTTGCAGCATTAACACCAGTAATACCTGAAGTTTCATTACCTCTTGCTTCAATAGCAGCGAATAAACCTTGAGTACCTGTTTGGTTACCATCAGCACCATACATACCAAACGCTAAGTCAGTTCCAGTTGCAGATCCATCAGCAGCACTGATTTCACCCTCTAACATTGACATCTCTAAGTAATCAGTAAACCTTGCTCTTGTATCAGCTTCAGCTTTCAAGTACCATAAGTAACCGTTTTGCCCTGTTTCTCCAGTAGTTTCAACCCAACCAATACGAGCTGTATCAGAACCTGATACTTCGTAGTAATCTTTTAAGATAATTGGTTTGTTAGAGTAAGTTTTCATAACCGGCTCATTAGCACTGTGCGAGTCAGTTGCAGCTGTACCAGCAGCATTTGTATAAGACTTACCTTTAGCGTATTCAGAACCATAAACTAATATAGTTGTATCATTTGCAGTACCAGAAACAGCTATATCAGCAGAGCCGTAAGGAGCTGCAGATATAACGTTACCATTAACCTCAACAACTAATGCTTTAGTAACACCAGCAGAGTTAGAGATGATGATGGTATCAGACTGTCTGATAGCGTGATCAACTACAGTACCCGAAACAGTAACACCAGCACCGTCAATTTCTTTAGTAATGTCTATTTCAACAGAACCAGTACCTGCACCAGCAGCGCCTAAACCAGAACCTGCATTTTGAGATGTAACTTGTCCCGTGTACGAGATGTGTAAACGACCTTGCTCAGACCAAACTACTTGATCAGCAGACATCGCTTCTTCAGCTCCTACTTGTGAAAGAAATCCTGATATAGTTCTCGGTCCGAAAACTTCAGCTTCTTGCTCCATAAGATCTGGTAAATATTGTTGAGCCCAAGTGTTAACTCCCGCACCTGTAGCTGTAAAATCTAGATAATTTGTATTCAAAGTCTGCTGGTTTGGAGCAGGCGTTGGAACACCGTTAAATGTAACTGCCATAATTTTGTTTTTTAATTTTTAAATTTATTGTTTTTAATTTTGAACTTAAAATCAGGGCCCGTATCACCAAGTACTCTTGCTGTAATACCACTAGGGTTATTATTGTTTGAACTTAACTCTTGGCGTGGCTTCATGTCTATGTTTTTTGAAGTTAAGACACTTTCTTTTAAAGCATCCGCTTTTCCTTGTTCATAAAAATGATTAGCAACAGCATCGGAATTCATTGCTGTAAATAAAGATTTGTGATAACCCGCTTCGTCTTTCATCTGTTTGTTTTCATCAAGAAACTTTCCTATGAAATTATTGATGTCACTCTGCGTTTCCTTTACTTTACTTACGTCATTAATGTTAAATCTATAGTTTTTATCTCCGACGTTATATTCAAAACCTTTGAACTTGTCTCCAAAGAACCTGTTGGTTCTATTTAAAAAATTAGATTTAGCTATTTCCTCTTGTTTTTGCCCCTCTTCGTAATTGTTGTAAAAATTAACAGCATCCTTTTGCTCTTCAGTGAGCTTTGATCCGCTTTTAATTTCATCGTAATATTTAGACTTTTGCCCGTCTAAGTGGCTTTTAGCGCTGGCAACTTGCTCTTTAAGCGCTATTTTTTTCTTTTTTATTTCTCTATCCTCGTCTGTATCTTCGTCAAAAGAAAAGTTGTCTTCCATAAGAAAGTTAATTTCTTCTGCGTTTAAATGAGGTTTTGTTTGCTTGTAAAATTCGTGCAATAGATCTTGATTATCCATTTCACTGTAATCTTGATTAAGTTTAACATAATCGTTTAGATCTCCACCGGTTTCATCTATAAAATTTACTAGCTTTTGTATGTTTTCTGGTAAAGGTTTTCCAGTAGCTTCAGCTTCTGCTATAGCCTCTTCAACCTCAACAACTTCTTTTTCAGTAATTTCTTCTAATACTGAAGTTTCTTGTGCTTGAACTTCCGGTTGTACTTCTTCTTGTTTTTGTGTGGTGTTGGCATTTTCAGCGCTTGTAACCACTCCGCCGTTGTCAGCGTCACTTTCTTTAACTTCATCTTCTTTTGGTGTTGGGGGTTTATTTAAATCTACCTTAGTTATAGTTTCTTCTGTAACTTTTGGTTTCATCTTCATTGTTTCTTTTACCTTGGTAACATTACCTTTTGTTTCGTTACCATCTGGTTGTTTTTCTTCTTTTGCTTTTACTTGAATTTTGCCAGTTTCGTCATTTGCGATTGGCTCTTCTTTTTTTGTTGCCATAATATAATATAATAATAATTAATAATTCTACAAGTTAAATCCACCTAGTGTATTATCACTTGAAGATTGAAAGTTTTTAGCTGGTTTTTGATTCTCCTTTTGATCAATCATTGATGATTGTTGAGATGCTTGCATTTTTGTTCTATCGTCTTTACGATTTTCTTGTAATAGTTGTCCTGCGTTTTTAGTTTTTGCCTCTAGTTGTTTTAGCTGCATATTGTATTGAAACTCTTGCTGCATCAACTCTCTTTTGATTTCAGCCTCTCTATCTAATATTGAAACTTTACCTTGGGTTTTTATTTCTTCTAACCTAATCTGAGATTTAACCATGGAGTTATTTTTCTTAACCTCTGCATCTGCCTGCGCTGCAGCAGTGTCTTGTTGAGCTTTTCCTTGGGCCTCTGTTTGAGCTATTTGATTTGCTTGGTCTTCTTCTCCTTTTTTCTTTCTTCTAAGTTTGAGTAGTTGATTTGAAAGCTTAATATTTTTAATAGCCCTTAAATCAATAGCGTCTTCTAGCTGGATACTTTGTTGTGATAAAGCGGTTTGAATATTATTTTCTAACATAGCTCTTTCTTCTTCGTCAGGTTCTAACTCTAGGAATATACCAAAATCATATAAATGTAAGCTTGACATTTCTTCTAGTGTAGCTACGTTGTGAGCACCAATCGCTTGAATAAAAGCATCTTTTGTTGGTGAGTACTCTATGATGTCAGATATCCTAAGAGATAATTGCTCTGCTATTTCACCTGTTAAAAACATACCTGACTGTAGTATATGTCTTGTTGCTGTGTTAGAGTTTGCTGCAGCCATTTTTTGAACACCAACTAAAGATCTTTCAGAAGGAGTTGAACCATCACTAGCTTCATTTAATCCCGTTACATCCCTTATCATTTGTAAATAATAATTATATGTTTGGATTAAGTTTTGCATTTTTTGTGCACCAGTACCAGATTGAATTTCTTGAATAGGAATTTTACCTGGATTACCCGCACCATCTATAGTTTGTGATCTACCTATAATACTACCAGTCTGAAAGAACATGTTTAAAGCCTCTTGTGGATTATAGTTTGTTCCATTACCTAAATCAACCTCAGCTAACCCGTCAATATCTAAGTAAACACCATCTGGCGTTACTCTGGATAAAACTTGCTGAAGTTTTAAATGTGTAATTTGAATCATATCAGCAAAACCGGTTATACGGTTCACTAAAGAATCAATCCTACCTTCATACATTCTTGGTGCGACTATACTGTAATTCATTTTAACCTTAGTGTAATCACTTTTAGGTCTCATCATGTTACTAGCTTTTTGCCACTTTATAAGTTTATTAGAACCCAACACCATAGCACCCTCGTACAGACATTCTAATGACCTACTTACTTTTTCGTACCTATCATCATTTGGTGGATTAAAAGAATCATCTTTAGGTATAACTTTATCCGCACCACTCCCTGTTTGCTTTACCTTATAAACCTCATTCATATAGGTTTTATAATTAAAATAAAGGACATCTACCTTATTATTATCATAGTCATTACTTGACTTCATGTAACCATCGCTTCTTGTACCAGTGCGTGCCATTTCCTTTAACTCATCTTGATCTATATATGGAAATTCTCTTTTTAATTCGTTTATAGGTATAGATTTAACTTCTCCAACATAATATATATCTTCAAAGTAAGGAGAGTCAGTATAAGAATAAACCAAGTTAGCTGGATCAACGTAGTCTATAGTAACACCTTCCGATGTATTAAATGAGGTTTTAACTGCGCCTATACCACACACTACTAAATCGTTGTAAAATCTTCGTTTTATTAAATCATATTGATTACCCTTCATTAACATTGTAATAGCCTGTTCTTCAGCTATTTCTATTGCTTGCTTATATCCAATCTGCATATGTAAGGCTAACTCTTCTTCAGTAGCTGGTAAAGGATTCATTTTGCTTTCCTTTGTTTCTAGAGCAAAAGTATCTTTAACAAACTTGTCAAACTCTTTCATCTCCATATCTTTTTGTATATTTTTCATATACTGGGTTCTTTTTACAACCCCATGTGGATCTTGCGAGTAAGCCTTTACGTCATATAATCTTTCGGCAATTCCATTAACCACTATGTCTACAAATTTTGAAATAATTGGCACAGGCGTCCAATCTAAATTAAGATAGGACAAATCACCGTTAATCGATAACTCATCCTTATATTTTTGAATAGACTGTTCGCCTCTAGCATACAGTCTTAACTTATGAAACTTTGAAGCGCTATTATTTTGCCTATCATCATTACCGTGTGTTTTTGTAAACCACTCATATTGAATTGCTTTCGCTACCTTTAAACCATAGTCGTAACTCATTTTCTCTAAATCACTAACAACTTGGCTTGGGAAATGTCTATTTATAACTGATTCGGCCATCTTTAATTTTTAATTATTTTACTCATATTTCCTCCTTGGTTATACTTGGCAAAGTTTATATTTAATGGTGGTTTTTCTATCTTAGCGTTTGGAGCGTAAAGATGTCTATTGCAGGCCATAATAGCTAAACCAGAGCTAATCGTAGCATCAAACTTTGTTCTTTTATTTATGTCAAATCTACTCCAATCATTTAATAATGTGTTGAAGTACAGGTCTCCAAAACCTCCCTCTTGATTCATTCCAACGTGAGCCTGTATATACATCTCAATAGCAGCTGCATGTGCTTGTTTTATATCTTCGCTTGAATTTGGTATTCCACCAACCTCTTTTTCTGCTACAGATAATTTGTTCCATATCTTATCAGGTCTATTCATACTAAACCCTCTATATCCTCTACGCCTTAAATAATACAATAGACGAGGTTTATTGTTTTCTGCTAGTATTGGCATTCCATAAAACACTATAGCCATAAGCATATCTTCAAAAAACATTTCAGCCGTTGGAGGTCTTGATAAGTATTCTAAAAAGAAACTGTTTGCCGGAGCATCTTCCATACTAAACTTTGTCAACCCATGCAAAGCTCCTTTTGAACCACCACCATCAACCGTACCTGATATATCATAACTATCACAACCAAAAGCTCCCATGTGTTCGTTACCAGGATATCTTACGCCATTTTTAATTATAACGTTATTTTGCATATGTTGGGGTGGAACCCAACTTACTTTAAATCTACCTTTTGGATCTGGATAAAATATAACTTGTGAATCTTTAACCCCATTAACCCATTGAAAGTTTCCTTGAGTAACACCTAGAGTTCTGGACATTTCTTCGTTATAATCAATTTGCTCGTATATTTTAATTAGATTAAATATACTTCCTTTTGCTTCGTCTCTAAACGCGTGCTCTGTAGTTCTTGGAAACTGGCGGTAAAATTCATTTAAAGCGTCTTGATCTGTTTTTAAACCATCAGCTTCGTTTTGCCAATGCTCTATTATTCCAATATCTATTAATTCGCCATCTGGTCCGACGACATCATCACTTGTACTATCAAAGACTGGATATCCGTGTTCATCAATAAATCCTTCGTAATTCCACTCCATTGGTATAAACAAAGAATATAAACCAGATTTTGTTTGTCCATTTTTATTTCTTGATCTAACATCTGAAGCATTGTATAGTTTTTTAAAGTTTTCTCCTCCCTTGTCTAAAGCGTTTGATGTTGATCCCATCATACATTTACCAACTATTCTACTACCTAACCTAAGGCAGGTTTTTGTAACTCTCCAGTTGTTTAATATATTATCAGGTCTTTCCCACTTACCACTCTCATCGTGTACTAGTAAAGCTAGTTTTTCACCATCATAACTATTATCACCAGTGTTCTTCCAATCAATTGTTGTATCTAATCCTTTTAAATCTTCTAGCTTTTCATTAGCTGTAATCTTTTTTCTTGTAAACTTACTAGCAGGTACTCTATATGCTAACTCTGTTTTAGGTCTATCCATACCATCTTGTATGGGTTTAAAGAAAAACGGATAGTTTATACTAATTGGCACCACTTTATCGGTAAACATTTTCTTTGCATCAGAACCACTTTTAGATAGTATTCCATATCTAGAATCACTGTCAAGTGTTGCTAAGTTAACGGTTTCAGCAGAAGACATAAAAGAAAATCCAGAACGTCTGTTTTTAAGATAGCATATACCATAACATCTTTTATCTGCTTTACAAGCTTCCCAAAACAAAAAGAACAATCTATTTGCTTCTCTAAAATCAGGTGCCCCAACATCAATCTTACTCCATTGTAAGTACATATAGTGTGTGCCTACTATATATGTTGCTTTACCGTTGTTTGTAAACCAAAAACCCTCGTCTCTTCTCTTGAACTCTTTGTCTATATAATCGTACCACTGATCCTTCTGGTTCTCCGGATAACTTCTCCAATCAAATATATTCTTTAATCTAGAAAGCTCATTAGGTTGCTCTACTTTAAACCACTTATTAGATTCGTGTTTAAATATTTCTTTGGGTTGTTTTGGCAGTGCTACCTTTAGATTTTGTATTTCAAGGATTTCACCTATTTGCCCAGTGCGAGATATAACAATGACATCATGTTCTTTGTTATAACCGTACTCCCATTTTTTGCCTTTATTCATACGACTTATAGTCGTACGCTTAATAGGCTCTATTGTTTTAACTAAACTTTGCTCGTACATTACTTAGATCTACCTTCTGCGAATCCTTTAAAAGTTTTTTCCTTTGCCTCTTCAGGTGTTTTACCCTCAAGCAAGTTTTCTTCTTCCTGGATTCTGTTAAGTATCTCAAATGCGTCAAATATAGCTAGTTTTTTAGTTGCCGCTGCATTCTTAAGTTTATCAGCTGTTAAATCATCGTCTGAATCTACAATAGCTTCTTTTGCTACTTTAATCAGTTCTTCAACCGCTTTGTGCCCAGCTTGGATTATACTCCTCTTCGTTTCCTTGATGTTCATATTTGATTGTAATAAAATTAGATTTAACTCGATATAGTCTTTCGCCATCAACGATAAACTCGTATTCACTACTTGGTCTAAAACCAACTAGATTGTTTACTTCTACTGTACCGTCAGAGTATTTAACAATACCTTGTAAAGGTTTTTCAAATTCAACGTTAAATTGATCTGTAGCTTTTAGTGGTGCTACAAAACAATATCCCTTAGGACAAATCCACTCCGCGTCTCTTTTGTATAAAAAAATTTGATCCGCACTTATAAAGTAAGTTGTTTCATTAAAGTAACTTCTACTATTTTTTTCAACTCCTTTTATATCATTCCATCTTCTAAAAACGTTGTGATGAATTAATACTGTATCTCCAGCTATTATGGTAGCATGACCAACTATAGGTGTAGATACAACTGTGGCTTCTCTATTAACAAACTGATGATTATAAATATCAGTATTTAAAATTAGCTCTCCACTATCTAGCTTTTTAGTGTTGTTATATCTTTCTCCTTTTGGCGTTACAACGAAGTCGTGAACGCTCTTCATTAGTACTGTAAATTATACTCTACAGATACAGCCATGTTTTTATTAAAATCTTTCCAGGGCAATACATTTTTGCCTTTCTTGATGTAAACAGAAAACTTATCTTGCTCTTCTACAATATCACATATAGTGTGACCGCCATACACTTCTTGCCCCACGGCATAGTGCATAGCGTCACTCTTATAGTCTTTACCTATACTAATCTTCCTTATTAGCTTCGACATCTGCTGGGTAGTTTATTGTTCCGTCCTGAATGTTAATATCATTAGTACCGTATTCTTTTTCTAACTCAGATTGAAGTAATCCTAATTCATCATTTGTACCAGCCAAGAAATGTAGTGCTTGGTGTTTACGGGCTTCAAGTTGACCAATATTCATTTGAGTTTGGTTTACCTTGTCTACAATAGTTTGTATTTTTTTTAACTGTTCATCATTTACTTTTTCAGGTTTAATACCTTTAATTTCTTTGATTTTTGCGGTTGTTCCTTTTGTTGCCATAATTTAATTTAATTTAAGTTAATTGTTTATTTTTGAAAGTGTAATATAATCTCAATTGGATGTATATTGTGTACTAGTTTTTCATCAACACCATTGTTAGCCAAGTTTGCCACCATGAGTAAGTTTGTACCATCAGTTACAGTGGCAATAGTACCATAAAGCCTATCGTCTTCATCGTGTATAACATCACCAGCAGCAAACGCTAGAGTTGCGTCAAGAGTTTGAACATCTAGGTTTTTTTGGTTAGTTGCGGGTGTTCCGTCTACGTTACAAGTGTTTACAAAGTTTAAAGCTCCAGCTGCTAGTCCAGCTACATAAAACTTATCTACACCAACATTAGCACCGCTGTTACCATTTGGCTCAAGTACTAATTCAGATGAAGATACTGTTGATTGGTATAATGTTCTTATACCAAAAGCATCTGCAGCGCTAAAAGGCATTGCACCTACTATATCAGTTGAAGCAAAGTTAGTAACTTCAGCATTAGCCGTGCCAAGCGAAGTTGGAGTTGCATCGGGAACAGGTCCTTTAGCAAACAACAAGTCTATACCAGCCGGCTGTACCGTTTGACCAGCATCACCTTTTGCTCTAATTTTTATTGTTGCACCTAGTAGCTTTGCTGATCCTCTTGGTATTTCAAACCCCGTCCAGTCAAAAACAATATCACCGTCTACATGCGCAGCTAATTGAGTAGATGCTGGTACAATTGGTTTTATTACTGATGAATTAAAATAACTTGTTTTCATAATTTTATTTTTTTACTTTTTCTAATGATCTACCGCCAAAATAAGCTCCGATCACGGTTATTAATACTAATTGTAATAAGTCTACCCATGTAGCTTTAACCTCAAAGGCTATA